GTAACCGTTCCCCCCACACCGATCGCAAAATAATCGCCGCCATGGCTTGTCGCCCAGCGTCCTGCCGCCTTCGAGTCCACCCTCAAACCCACATTCGGGAAGATCTTTGCATAATGATCACTATCCACCAGGTTCCTGACCTTCCGACCAAACCCCACCGCCAGTTCTGCCGTGTTGGATGTCTGGATGACCTTCTTGTCTGGGTACCTGCCTAGATACCACGCCGGCAGCAGATAACTTGCAAACTCCGACTTGGTATGCCGTGGTGGCATGTTGATGATTAGTCGCTTTAACTTCCCTTCTGCGATCTCCTCAAACTTCTTGGCCATGATGGCATGGTGTCTGCCATGTATAAATCCCGGCCACATCTCTTTTACAAACGACATGAACCGACTCTGCGCCTTCTCACGGACGACAGCGTCCCGGTACTGACCCACCTGCTCCAGCAACTTCTCCTGCTCGACCGGCGGCAGCTTGCCTATCAGTTCACTTAAGTCCACAGACTATTCGCCTCCTGCCGTACAGGCTTGTCCAACCTCTTCTGCATTTTGGCCAAGGTCGGATATATCGACACCGGTCGGTAGTACCTCCTCCCAGCCTTCTGCTCCCGGTAGACCTGATACAACAGCCGGAAAGCCTCCAACATCAGTTCCTCGTCGTAACTCATTCCAGTGTCCTGAAGTTGATATACACCGGCCGAACGCTCCTCTGACCACGCTCCAGCTTCTTCACCACACCCAACTTCACAAGCCGCTTAATAATCTCGTGGGTATTCCCCATCCCACCCTTCCCACGTAACTCACATATATCCCGTATAGAAGGACCATACCCTCTCTCTTTCCACCACTCATCTATGATCAAAAATACATGCCGCTGCGCCGGTGTCATCGCTACCTCTATACATTCCTCATACGTCATTTCCTTCCTGCGACGTATCATTTTCCGATTGATCTCTACGATTGGCATAATAATTGCTTGTGTAAATATTTACATAGCAGAATGGCAACTATGCCTTTTCTCCAGAAATATCTCCCGGGGGGGTCTGCGTTTCTGAGGATGACGGGGGGTGTTCTGATATTTCACAAGACTGTTCGTGGGGATTACTATGTAACTGGAACGCCGGAGTCCCAGTTGCAAAAGTGGCATCCCCCGATAGGGTAGGGCTATCATCCTGGCGGTTTTCATTGGCTGGATCAATCGATTCTGTTGCCAATTCGTTAAGTAATTGGTCTGCGTCGATTGTTTCCGCATCGCTGGCATCGATGATCACGTCTTTTAGTTGCTGCATGATCTGATCGCGAATCGCGCTACTGTCGCGTATATGGGTCACTTCGGATCGCTGCGTAAATGCCGACACTTCGGTCACGCTGCCCAATACCTTCGCTGCTGCTACCTTCGTTGCTGCCTTAACGTCTGGATCAATGACGGTCTGGATCAGTGATTGGATCACTAGCTGCCGGATCGATTCAGCATCAGCGTATTTCGCAGCCTCATTTGCCAGTTCTAGCGCATCGATGGTTGCGCGAATCTTGCTGTTGTTGGCTAGTCTGCTCGCTGTTGGATTGACGGTCACTGGCAAACCCTTCGTATTGTAGGCACGTCTATAAGCATCGCTGGCAGTCAATCCTTCCAGTGCGATGCCTTCCGCAAATCGTTGCTGCTTTTTGGTCAAGCCAGTTTTCCCTATACGCATTGAAGGAATCAAACCCTTGTCTTTAATCGTTGTCTTTATAGATGATCTGGTTACTTTGCCCATGCTGTGCTGTTGCTCGCGTTGCTCGCTGATCTGGCGCGACTATACCAGAACAAACCAAGAAAAAAACTATTGAAACCTGGCAGACGATAGCACTGCTATCAATGCTGCCTGATGCAATACAAAATATCAATTAGTCTGTTGCATCGGCATTTGAGATGATCGCAAAGCGCACATTGCGCGTGTTAATTTTTTGATAATAGGAGAAATGATGGAAATTACTGTACGCATCGCTGGTCAATATGGTCTGCGTGTTGTCTATCCAGTGTGTGAAAAAGCTCTGCTATTCGCACGTCTGGCTGGATATAAGACGCTGCCGACACATACGTTAGAAGCAATTAAAGCACTTGGCTATTCGATCAATGTTCAACCTGAAACCTTGTGAGGCAAACAATGGAAAAGACTTTTCTGAAAATAATGCTGGCTGGCTGGTTTATGTTGATTGGCGCGATCATTGCGCTGGCATTTGCTGGTCATTTCACAGACGGTAGTCAATTACTGCTCATTCCGTTCGCTGGATTTGGCGCACTTCAGACTGTGCTGGAAATTAACGATCTGGAGGCACAAAATGACTGACTACTGCGGAAAAAATCGCCTCGACTGGATGGATACACTGGCGCAAGTGTTACGCACTCATCCGACATTTGATCACACTTGGCACGCACGCGAGCAGCATCGGTATCCACTGCATCCAGCAGTGCGCGAATCTGTAATGCTGGCAGCACCAAAAGATTGGCATTTGCTGGTCTTGCAATGGGCGCACGTTTCCATCAAAGATTCTGCGCGGCTGGCTTACACAAGAAACTGTGAGCATGGTTTTGCTGATCGCCAGACTGTTACTGGCATCGCCAAATATATAGCAGAGCATTTCCCGACACTGGCATCGCATACGATCCGCGATATCTGCGGAAAATTCGGCGATCACAAATTTCAAATCAGTCACGATATCGAGCAAATGCTGGCATGGCTGGCAGAATCGCCAGCATCCTGCATGGTGCGCCGACATTGGTCTGGCGGCTGGCATCCATATCGTGCCTATGACCCGAAATATGGTTGGGGCATGGCAGTGCGCCTCGAAAACGGCATACCGATGGCGCGTGCGCTGATCAATGAAGAATCAAAATCATTCATTCGATCATTCGGCGCGATCGAAAATAATCGCGGTCATTCTCAAAGTGACAATGCGCTGAACAGTTGGCTGCTGTCACAAGGGTATCAATATGAAGATTCTTGGTCTGGCTTGAGATTAGCCAAGATCCAGCATCCAGATGGCGGCTGGACTGCGCCATACATTGATGGTGATGCACAGTCTGTCGATGACTGCGGACACTATTTTAAGATCGTCGAGCGAGGCGATTATGAGTGTACTAATCAAGACGGTCATCTGAGTGATGATAATGAGGATGACTATTCAGACTGTGAAGATTGCGGCACTCGCATTTATATTCCGGCTGGCGAACACTCTCATGTCGGCAGATATGAGGATAGACTGGTCTGTGATCGCTGCTGCGATCGCGACTATGTATATGCGATCGGACGGCATGGCGATTCGTACTATGTGCCGGATGGCGATGCGATTCACGTCGAATCGATGTCAAGATACTATCATGTCGATTATCTTTCCGACAATGGCATTGTCTATTGCGAGGATACTGGCGATTATGAGAACCGCGACGATGCACTGTATTTAGACCAGCGCGATGAATGGGTATCCAGTGACTGCGCGTATGCGGTCTTTTGCGAGAATTCTGGCACTCATGAGCATATTGACGATTGTGTGCTGCTGGATGATGGCGAATATGTACTGCGCGACAATAAAGAAAGTGAGGCGGCAGCATGATGATTCTATATAAGACGCTGGATCGTGCCTTATCGGTCAAAAGACCGCACGATAGTGCTGCAACGATCAAATTCTCGCACTGGCTGGCTGGCAATTTGCCAGACGGTATCAATGCAGAATTCGACACTTGCGGAAATATGCACGTCGATACTCGCGCCAGCGCAGACAATCGGACACTATTTGTCGCGCATGTTGACACTGTGCATCGCAAGCCTGGAAAGAATCGGATCAAAAAGACGCGCACGCACTGGCACGCCGATGGTGACGTTTTAGGCGCAGACGATGGTGCTGGATGCGCTATGTTGATGCACTTGATACATTCTGGCATCGCTGCTTATTACATTTTCACAGTGGGAGAGGAAAAAGGCGGCATCGGCGCGACATGGCTGGCAAAGAATAATCCGAATTTGCTGCGCCAATTTGATCGCGCCATTGCTTTTGATCGTCGCGGCATCGATTCAGTCATTACTCATCAAGGTTATGGGCGATGCTGCTCTGATACATTCGGGCAGTCACTTTGCGATGCGATCGGGTCATTCGATCAGAATCTGATGCACTTGAATGATGACACTGGCGTCTATACCGATACTGCCGAATTTGTCGATCTGATACCTGAGTGCACCAATGTATCGATTGGCTATTCAAATGAGCATACGGTCAATGAATCGCTGAACATTCTATATTTTGAACTGCTGGCAGCAGCAGCAGCGGCAGTAGATTGGGATGCGCTGCCAGTGTCACGTGACCCGCTTAAACCTGATCCGGATGACTGGCAGCGATACCGCACTGGATACTGGTCTGGCAGCTATTATCCGACGATCAGCGATGACGATTACTTTCCAGATGATCGACAGTATCTGGCATCGCTGCTGCTGGATGCGTCATACGGTCATACGCGTGATCTGATCGACATGGTTGCCGAATATGCTTTTCCAGACGATCCGGCATTGATGGCAAGGCACTTAAATGCTCGCAAGCTAGACCCGCGACTAATCGACGATCTGATCGACGATCTGAGCACAGACTGCATCGATACTGAATCTGCGCTGCTGCTGCTCGCAGACGAGCTATACGATCATTTGTGAGTAAAGCCAGCCAGTGCTGCCAGCAATGGCGCACTGGCTTTTTTGCGCCTATACGCTGGCGATTCTGAGTGCGCCAGCAGCACCAATAGACCGCCAGCAGCATCAGGACCAGCGCGAAAATCTGGCGATTGTTTACATTTTAGCAACACCAGTAGCAAATTTAACAACAACAATTTCATTTTGACAACCAGGGTTTGCCAAAATTCCGACACGACGGGAATAGGTGAGTCTTGTGGAATAGGTGAGTCTTGGCAACAGGTGAGCCACAACAGGAAAGGGTGAGTCCATGAACTATGACGTTGATACATCTGATGGCATGAAGAATGCCGTTAGATGGACAGAAGGCATGATCGGCCAGATCAAGGAAGGTGGATTCTGGCTGATACCGCGCAGTGGCACAGTCGTAAGGGTGAGCCACAAATCTAAGACCGTCAGCATCATGACGGGCATGTATCCAGAAGCCAGCTTGCGGCGCGTTATCAAGGCTATGGGTTGGACTATCAATTAAAGGGGAATGTGATGAACAAAAAACAAATCTATGCCCTGCGTATAGCGTATTGTGATCTAGTCGGTGCGCTGCAAGCATACGACAAGCAGGACAATCTTGAGCATGATTGGGAATCGCATCGGGAATCTATTCCTGATCTGCTCGATGCTTTTCCAGAACTGGAACTGGACAAGCCGCCACTGATGCTATCCTGCGCCAATGACTAGCCCGCGCATGTTCACCCTGTACCTGCTCGAAGATGAATTCGGGCAGGTCAGGGTTGTGTCCGACTGGTCAGGAGAAGGGCAGAAATGCCTGTCGCTTGGCGTTGAAATCATGCAGTCGCTCGCGGCTATCCAGCCACATACCAACGGCGCACTATCGTTCGTAATGCCTAGCACCACCGATGCCGAGCATTGAATGGGTGAGGCTCTGACTGAAGTTGAACAAGCCAGCGCGTCTGTGGTAATCGTTGGCATCCTCGCCGACTCGATCTGATATCCATGTAGGCCAGCCAATCTCTGCGGCTGCCTGCTGCCCTGTACCAGACTCGTCGTTGTCAACAATTACCAATCCCTGTTCCAGGCCGTTGGCTACGCGCACCATGTTGCCAGCGGAAAAGCAAACGTGAATTGTGTACCGCTGTTTCATAGCTCGCAGCGCAGACCGAACTGATAGCCCTGTCGCATATCCTTCACAGACAATATTGATGCCGCGATTGTCAAAGCAAAATGTCGCACCACTTGTACGCTGGCCGTACAGGAATTTCTTCGTGCCATCAGGCCAGATCTGCTGCACTCCGACAAGTGACTTCCCTGTACGCATGGGGATCAGCAGCACTGGCTGGTTCTCG